GGGGCCCCCATAGAGGTCTCAGAAGAAGACTACGCCGCCGAGCAGCGCCTGCTCGAGGCGGTGATCAAGAACAAGAGTAAAACCCCCCTAACCCAGATCAACACGGCCTATGCCGCCGCTGCGTTCCTCCGCACCTACGGGTCCACGATGGCGCTCGATGCTGCCTCTGCGCGGTCGGCCATTACCAATAAGCTGCTAGAGATAGCCAACTGCGGTGAGACCAAGTTCGAGCTCAAGGCGTTAGAACTCTTAGGCAAGCACTCTGACATCGGTCTGTTCACCGAGCGTAGCGAGATCACCATTAACTACAAGAGCCCTGAAGCTCTCGAGGATGCCATCAAGGAACGGGTACGCCGCCTACTGCATGCAGACCTCATCGACATTACCCCGCTAGGCAAAGACCTCGACGAGGAGTTCGGTGTGGCTCCGCCAGAGAAGAAGATTGAGCCACCCTCAGAGTACGAAGCGGAGCTGGAAGAGTAGTGGGACGCCCAAGGATACACCCGGTAAAGACCCCCACCCCTAAACCGGGCTCGCCCCCTGCGAACCCGTTCGCTAATATATCCCTTGCGGATATACCTCGCATCCTACCAGCACTGTCTCCTGCCGACCAAGAGCAGCTCCTCGCTCAGCTCGACCACCTCGAGAAGCTCAAGCACAAGAGCCTCGCGCAGCAGCGGTTCATTAAGTTCGTCGAGGCCATGTGGCCGAGCTTCATTGCAGGAAGACACCATGCCAAGATGGCGGATGCGTTTGAGAGGGTGGCTAGAGGCGATTGTAAACGCCTTATTATCAACATGCCTCCTCGTCATACTAAGTCTGAGTTTGCATCATACCTCCTCCCGGCGTGGTTCTTGGGTAAATTCCCCGGTAAGAAGGTTATTCAGACAAGCCATACGGCGGAGCTTGCTGTAGGCTTTGGTCGTAAGGTGCGAAACCTCGTCGACACAGAGCACTACCACAACGTCTTCCCGGACCTCGTGCTGCAGTCAGACTCTAAGGCTGCTGGTCGATGGAACACGTCCAAGGGCGGCGACTACTTCGCTATCGGTGTTGGTGGTGCGGTGACAGGTAAGGGTGCTGACCTGCTGATCATCGATGACCCGCACTCTGAGCAAGAGGCTGCGCTAGCCGAGACCAACCCCGACATCTACGACAAAACCTACGAGTGGTACACCTCAGGGCCCCGGCAGCGACTGCAGCCCGGTGGGGCTATTGTCATAGTCATGACGAGGTGGAGCAAGCGTGATCTTACAGCGCAGGTGCTAAAGGCTGCAGCCCAACGTGGCGGTGATGAGTGGGAGGTCATTGAGTTCCCTGCACTGCTGCCATCTGGCAACCCCCTGTGGCCTGAGTTCTGGCCGCTAGAAGAGCTGAGCGTCCTTAAGGAAGAGCTGCCCAATTCCAAGTGGATGGCGCAGTACCAGCAGAACCCGACGTCCGACACGAGCGCCATAGTCAAGCGCGAGTGGTGGAAGATGTGGGAGCCTGAGCGGCCACCAGAGTGCGAGTTCGTGCTTATGGCGTGGGACACGGCCTTCGAGAAGACGCAGCGAGCTGACTACTCAGCCCTGACCACGTGGGGTGTGTTCTATGCTCCTGACGACAATGGGATCGAGCAGGCCAACATCATCCTGCTCAATGCGTTCAGGGAGCGGATGGAGTTCCCACGGCTGAAGCAGGAGGCCATCGACCAGTACAAGGAGTGGCAGCCTGATAGCGTGATCATCGAGAAGAAGGCGTCTGGTGCGCCGCTGATCTACGAGATGAGGGCCATGGGCATCCCCGTGCAGGAGTTCACCCCATCGAGGGGGAACGACAAGATCAGCCGCCTCAACGCAGTGTCCGACCTCTTCGCGAGTGGTAGAGTGTGGGCTCCTAACACCCACTGGGCCGAGGAAGTCATTGATGAGGTGGCATCCTTCCCGTCCGGCGATCACGACGACTACGTTGACTCTACTTCGCTAGCCCTTATGCGTTTCCGAAAAGGAGGCTATATAGGCACTGCGTTGGATGAGGTCGATGATGTCCGAGAGTTCAGAAGCAACCGAAACAGGGGGTACTACTGACCTACCCCCTACCCGTAAGGCTGCTATGGCGGCTAACTCTCGCAGATATTTTACGGGTAAGCCGTGTCTTCACGGACACACCGCATACCGCTACACGACGACGGGCTACTGTTCTCAATGTGGGCACGCAAGACTTGCAAATGGGGCGCACAAAGCAAGATGGAAGGCCGCTAACCCTAAGAGGTCATGGGCAATATCGTCGGTGGGTTCCGCTAAGGCTCGGGCCGCAAGGAAAGGCTTAGAGTTCTCGCTTACCTATAGGGGGGTACTAGGGATAACCCCTGATATATGCCCGGTGTTCTACACACCCTTTAGGTTTACAGGGAATAAGAAGATGGGAAGCGAGAGTGCATCGCTGGATAGGCTAGACCCTTCTGTAGGGTATGTAATGAGTAACGTAGTAGTGATATCTTTGAAGGCTAATATGATCAAAAATGCCTATAGGGCACAGGATATTGCTCGGGTAGCCGAGTGGTTAAAGGAACAGGGATATAATTGATGGCCACGCAGAAATTTATGGGGAAACATAAACTGCTGCAACGCCTAACCGCTCAAACCGGTAGTAAGGGTATGGCTCGTGCGATACTTATTAAACGCGGGCAGATGACCCCTGAAGGAGTTCTAACTTCTGAGGGTAAAGCTCGTGATGCTATGACTGCTGAAGAACGTGCAAAAGACAGAGCGGCTAAAGCCTCTAACAAGAAGCCCAGTGCCTTTGTTTATAACCCTAAGACAAATACCGCTAAATTAAAGAAGCGCTAGGAGATACACATGGCCGTCGATAAATCACTCAGCCAAGCCCCGCTCGGTCTAGGCTCTCTTTCAGGCATGCAGCCCTTGGATATGGGCGCAGATGGCGATGCGCCAGCCTTGGAGATCGAGATTGAGGACCCCGAGAGCGTCTCGATCAATGGTATGGAGATCGACCTCGACGGTAAAGACGATGAGGACGAGGGTCCAGACGACTTTGATGCCAATTTGGCCGAGTTCATGGACGAAGCGGCCATGAAAACCCTCTCGGGTGACCTATTGGGTGACTTTGACGAGGATATTTCGTCCCGCAAGGACTGGATCAACACCTATGTTGACGGTTTAGAGCTTCTAGGCATGAAGGTTGAGGACCGTACGGAGCCTTGGCCGGGAGCTTGCGGTGTCTACCACCCGATTTTGAGCGAAGCGTTGGTGAAATTCCAAGCTGAGACCATTATGGAGACGTTCCCAGCGGCTGGACCGGTGCGGACCAAGATTATCGGGGAAGAAACACCCGAAAACAAGAAGGCAGCTGCCCGCGTTGAGGCAGATATGAACTACCAACTGACCGAGCGCATGGTTGAGTACCGACCTGAGCACGAGCGCATGCTCTGGGGCCTTGGTTTGGCCGGAAATGCCTTCAAAAAGGTCTATTTTGACCCCTCTTTGGGGCGTCAAACGTCGATGTACGTGCCCGCTGAGGACATGGTGGTTCCCTATGGAGCGTCGAGCCTGCAAACGGCTGAGCGCGTCACCCACGTCATGCGCAAGACCCCCAACGAGGTCAAGAAGCTGCAGGCACAGGGCTTCTACCTTGATGAGGACCTCGGTGAGCCTACGGATATCTTCGACGAGGTAGAGAAGAAGATCGCGGAGAAGATGGGCTTCCAAGCCTCCTCTGACGACCGCTTCAAGCTGCTCGAGATGCACGTCGACGTCGACCTACCCGGCTTCGAGGACGAGGATGAGGACGGCGAGCCTACTGGTATTGCCCTACCCTACGTCATCACAATGGAGAAGGCCTCTGGGACCATCCTGTCTATCCGCCGGAACTGGGACCCTGACGACGACCTCAAGCAGAAGCGCAACCACTTCGTCCACTACCCCTACATCCCCGGCTTCGGCTTCTATGCCTTCGGCCTAATCCACCTCATCGGTGCTTTCGCCAAGTCCGGCACGAGCTTGATCCGCCAACTAGTCGATGCTGGTACCTTGAGCAACCTCCCCGGCGGCTTCAAGACCAAGGGCCTCCGCGTCACGGGTGATGACACGCCTATCGCCCCCGCTGAGTGGCGCGACGTGGACGTGGCCTCTGGGACCATGCGCGACAATATCATGCCGCTCCCCTACAAGGAGCCAAGCCAAGTCCTCTTCACGCTGCTGCAGAGCATCATTGAGGAGGGGCGTCGGTTCGCCTCGGCTGCTGACCTGCAGGTTAGCGATATGTCAGCCAATAGCCCTGTGGGTACGACGCTAGCCATACTTGAACGGTCGCTTAAGGTGATGAGCGCCGTTCAGGCTCGCATACACTACGCAATGAAACAGGAGTTCAAGCTCCTGAAGGTGATCATTC